CTCCAGACTTATCTTCCATAGTTTTATCTATAGGGAATTTCTTTATTGGACTCTTATTAGTTTTTGTAGCAATGATTTTACCATTGTCTTCTCCTATAGATAATGTAACATATTCAACTGGATATTCTCCATCTTCTATACGTTTAAGTTGATGTGATATTAAATGTGGTGGAAATACAGATTCTTTTCTTGTAGCAAAAGCTTCTTCAATGTTAGTTGGTTTTTGAGATATACGTAGCTGGTATTGTTCTGGACTAAGATCTTTTTTCCATTGTTTACGTTCTTCATAAATTGCTTCTAAAGCTTCATTCACTAAAGAATTTCCAAATGCATCTATATAAGGTGGCATACTCCATTGTTCAGGAATAAAAAGTCCTGTTTCACCTATTGTCTTATTACCATCTAATAAATCTGTAGTGACAGCTTGCATGCTAAATTTGTGGGGATACAAGATCATTTCTTTTAGAGGAATACATTGATCTAAATCACCCACAGATCCAGCAGCAATAAATGTTCCTGTAGTCACCATACCAGATTGTAAGGCAGGTCTCATAAACTCATATGTGTCCATCATCTTAGGAGCAATACCTGCTTCCTCATGAAAGAAATAAGTACAATTATGAGTGGTAGTACCATCTTCTAAAACATATAAATTATCTTCACATTCAAAACCAAAATATTCATCAATACCATTAAGTGTTACAGTAATATTACTATATCTGTTTTTATTTTTAATACCGTTTTTTAATGCTTGTTTCCTTTTAATTTTAGTAGGAATATCTGTTATATTACCCGTAATATTTATTCTCCATCCTTTAGTTATACTATTTACTACAGTTGATTTTATATTATCAGATTCAACAATGTGTTTATGAGCATCAAATCCTGTTAAAATACATAAATGTTGTAAATCATTAGCAAGTTGTTCATTATGTAATGTTATTTCAAAACGATTTTTTTTATGATTTAAATAACCGTCTGTATCCAAAATACCAGCTAAAAGATTTAATCTTTGTTGTTTAGATGATTGAAAATAAACATCAGGAATATGTTTATTTTTCAGTCCTAATTCTAACATTTTTGTTTTATAAGAATCATCTCTTTCTCTTTTAGTAAGGTTTCTTGTACCAAAATGTCCTTCCCACATAGAATCATTATAATCTGTTCTATATAAATTTTTATTTTTTTTACACAAAGGAATATTTAACTCTAAAGATTTTTTTTCAAGCCATTCCCATATTTCTATATCTTTTGTTTTATTTACTAAAATAGTAAAATCATATTTACAACCGTCACCTAAATACAATCCTAAATAATAAGGATCTATAGAAAGATTTTTTTCTTCACCAATTAAACCTTTAAACTTTATTCCTTTTAAAAATCTTTTCCTGTCTTTTGATAAATTATTAAACTCTTCAGTTTTAATAATCCTATAATCATTTTTATTTTTTTCCCATAATAATAATTTATGTTCTCCTGTTACATTATAAGTGATTCCTTTACTCTGTTCTACTCTATAAATATCAGATGATCCATTAAATAACTTTAATACTTTTTTAGGGTAGCCATCAAAACCACATACTAAATCATTTATTTTAATTTCTTGAATTTTTTTTAATGACCCATCACTCATACATATTAAAGTGTCTTTTGTATGACAGGGCCCTCCAACACCATTAGTTGGATCTTTCTCAAATGATGTACCAGTGATGATGGATTTATTTCCTTTGTATGTATCACGACCACCAATTCTCACTTTAATCCTTTGTTGCCATGAAAATATCTTATCTGGTTCTGATGGTCTATACCATGCAGTGTGCTCATTTAAGAAATTCCTATATTCATTTAACATCCTCCAAGATCCTTTCTCAGAAATGTAGTCTTTAAGACTAGCTCCTATTTTATTTACAGATCCTTCTTCAAACCAATAAGCATTTATTAGTTTACCCATATGAAAATAGGAACTAGCTATCTGACGTTTTTTTAATATAGGACAATGTTTATAATTAAGTTCTGCCTTCCATTCATATAATGCCATATGATATTGAGCATCCCTCACTTTAGCAAAGTCAAATCTTTTTTCTTCCTTATCATAAATAGGAAGAAAATTCAACCACATATAATAATCTCTAGTGAGATACCATGTTTTACCTTTATTCTTAAAGATTACACCATTCTTACATTTGTTTTTTTGGTCATCCCAATACAATACATAATCCTTTGACCTAAAAGGTACATTAGTATAATATCCTTGTTTTTGAAATTTTCTAGCTTCACTATTAAATTCAAAACTCATTTCATCAAACCCATATCCTTTATCAGGACCTGCATCAATAAAAATAGAATTTACAAATTCTTTATATTCATCTCTTGTATTAAAAACTGTGGTTGTCCAAATGTTGTTTTCAAATGTAGGGATTTGAATATAATAATTATTTTCTATTTTATGTTGTTGCATGTTTTGATTTTATGTATCTAAGGAGTTTGTCCATACTGGGAGCTGAGTAAATGTTGGATCCTCCCACTCCGTTAAGATATTTGACATAGTTGTCTCTATGAAATCCACTCCATACTCTAGTGTAAGGGTTGAAGTGAAACATCCATTGTTGTAAATATTCATCTTTTACTACCATATTATTGCAATGTCTCTTTCAGAAATCATCATTTTTGTTGACAAATCATCTAATTCAATTAAATCTGCTGATTGTAAAGAATAAGAAGGTACATATACACTATCTCCTACACTAACAGAAGTTACTTCTGAGCCAATAGCATACACTTCTAAATGTGTCCATTTTTTCATCATTTCTCTTTCCAATGCATCTTCCATTTCAGGAGAGATTACAATTGTTGATTCTGGTTTTACTGGTTTTGTAATCAAAACTCTTGTTCCAATTAATTTTTTCATGTTTGTTTTTGTTTTTAATTTATTTATTATTGATCATAGCTGAGACGTTGAGCCCCTCTTACTGTAGCTTGTTGTTCATCTTGTAAATCTTTTAATACACCTTTAAATGATTGTCTTACAGATTCAAAGTTTTTGGCTGCATTTATTAGTGCTGTAATATTACCATCCCTCCCATCTGTAATTGCAGTGTTCTCCATATACTTTGCAAGTTTGTCTAACATTCCTTTAATACCCATATAAGCTCTCACTGTAGGAGTGTCATATAAAGATTTAGTTACATCTAATGCATTTTGTATAAGCTCATCATCTGAATCAAATTCACCTCCAACCTCTCTTCTAATTAATTCTTCTTTGTCATTTTCTGGAACATCAAAAAAAGGATTAAATTCTGGATTGGGACATGATAGGTAAAATAAATAGGCATATATATTTAAATATTCATCAGGATAGGCATCCATTATTTTCTTATAACATAACATTGTATAACAATGCTCTGTAGGAATTATCTCCCCATTTAGTACATCAAAAAGCCTTATCATAATCTTAGTATTTTATTTTCATCTTTACTCAATTCAAAATCATAGAATCTACCTACATCACTATCTCTTGATACAAAGTATACAATGTCTCTTGGATTAATAAGTATACCAGTGATAATTCCCATATCTTGTTCTTTATCAGTGATTACATATACATGATCACCTATATTAAATTTATTATTTATTGTCATATTTTTAAAAATTGAGAAGCTTGTTGTTCATCATCTATCAAATCTATTACATAATGTCCATTTGTAATTCCTGTAGGAGTGAATTTCATTTGGGTTACATGTAAATCATCTACACCATCTGTAACAAAAGTGTTAAGATATTTCTCTTTCATATCTTTTAAAGACATGTTAGGATGGTCTTGTTCAATAGTCCATTGATAATCATTTTTAATGATTGTTTTTACATTTATTTTGTTCATCTTTTAAATATTTAATAAGTGTTACTACTTCATCTTTTAAATAAGGTACAGTGTATTGTACAACTTCTTTTACAATAGGATTACCATCATTGTCTATTGCTGTCACTGGATTACCATACTTATCCTCACCAGATTTTTCAAATATAACATGCTGAAGTGTTAATGTTCCAGGTTTATATAATGGATTGTGCTTAATAATAATATACATATAAACACTCAATTGTAGTGCATAATGATTAAAATTACAATCATCTAAATGTTGAAGTGGAGGTAACATTTTCTGACTAACACCATCCCATGATGTAAAAGATTCTAATTTTATTTCTTTATTAGTTTTATAATCTATAATATTAACCTTCTTATTAACCACTTCTACATAATCAGATTGACCACATAATTGAGCAGATTTTAAATAAACCATATGTTCAGGATAAATACCTTCTACTAACTTTTGATCTGGTGCTGTTTTAGTACCATCTAAATCTACATTAGGAATATATATAGAAACATCCACCCCTTCTCTTCTTATTGAATTCAATCCACAAAGATCAGACTCTCTTTGGTTGTGATACCATGTTCCTAAATCTGTAGCTCTTTTAGATTCATTTTTCCAAATATTCTTTATCTCTTCAACATCCATTCCATACCATTTGGACTTTTTGGACTTTGTTACTTTTGCTGCAATTTTATCTGCATCAAATGGAGCTTTAAATTTAGAAATAAAACTTGTCACTGAAGTCCATTCTATAGCTTCTTCTTCATCTATAGAAGTATATTTATGAAACTCTGGTTTAAATTGTAATGCCATAATTATAATTGTTGGTTTAATATATCTTCTTCTTTTTCTGTTAAAATAGCTTTCCATTTAGGAATAGGAAGAGGACATCCTGAACTTAATGCTCTTGTTTTTAATGACAAACTACATCCACAACCACCTGTTAATTTATTACAGCAGGGGCTGGTTCCTACCACTATGCAACCAGCATCTCCCGTAGTATAATTATCACAAGATTTACAAATGTTTAATCTACCATTTGCAATAACCTCAACATGATCTTTTTTAAAAATGTTATTTTTTATTCCTTCTAAAATCTGTTTTCTATTTTGAAATATTTGATTTAACATTTGATATTGATTTTTTGTGTGATTTAATAAAATCTTTTCTTTGTTCTTCACCTAATCTTTTTTCTTCCATCTCATCTATAAGAATTAACTTACTTTCTAAACTTAAACGTAATGCATCCCCTCTAATTCCTGGCTTTAATCCATTCATAATTCTGTGGATGTTTTCTTTCTGCTTTTCAATAAGCCAATACTTTACAACAAAATCCCCTAAATTACTTACATGCACTTTAGGAAATGCTAATGTAGACAAAGCAGTTCTAACATCTTTCCAATAAACAGCAATTATTTCTGTCACCACTTCCACTGGAAGATTGTTCTTAAGTGCGGTGGATACAATAAGATCTTTAGACTTAATTGGTCTCAATACATAATAGATTATAATTCAATAATATATTACCCTCTTTAATAAGTCCAATATCAGGATTAATAACAAGCTTCTTCTTACCCTTCCCACTCTTAACTAAAATACCTTTCTTCTCCATTTTGTTTAATGAATTTCTAACACTCTGTGGAGTTTTAAATATCTTCATATCACAAACCTTAATACATATAGTGTTTAATTCATCTAAATCATCAGACATTGCTAACAATATAATACAATCAAGATCTGCATTAGAAAGAGATAGCTTATTAAAAAAACAATATGTAGTGAGCTGGAACTTAATAATGTCCCATTTATCAACCTTAGTCTTTTTTACAACTTGATTTACCTCTGCCATATTATTATTTTTTTAATCCTCTTGTAGTTTGTAATGGAGCAGAATTTGTGGTGGATTCTGGTGTAAACTCAATTTCCTCTTCTTCTGTATGAGGAGGAATACCAACAACATCCCCCACTTTAAATCCTTGCTCAACTAACTCAGGATTAGCAGATATATCTTCTTCTGTAAGAGTGTGTTGCTTTAATGTAGGAGAATCCTGTGGAGAAGATATCTGTGCTATTGTATACATAGCTTTCATATACTCTGATCTACTAACAGCAATCTTTGTATCAACCTCCTGCAATTCTAATTGAACTTTCTTAAATGCTATTTGATCTAGCATCCATTCCATTACCTTTTCTTTACTAGGAGCTTCTTGTGCTGCTTCCATTGTTTCTGTTGTTTGTTTGTTTGATTTCATTCTATTAATTATTTAGAATGCAAATATATCTAGAAAGTTTAAACTTTCCAAATTTATTTTTAAAATACATTAATATATGTATTAACATAAACAAACACTGCCTTCACATTCAGGACAGCATATAGAAGATAATATTGGTTCCATAATATAATATACAATATTTTATAATGTGTTCAATGGTGTTATACAAAAAATTTTTTTTAATTAAAAATTTAATGTGTAATTGAGTGTGTGATGGGTATTTCATCAAAGAACCCCTACTCTGATTTGGTGGTGATATTGCCCCCAATTAAAACTTATAAAACTTATAATTATGAAAAACACATCAATCAAAGCCGTAATTACAAACATTGCAGACGTTGTAAAAACAAAATCTAACGGTAAAGACTATTTAGTTTGCACCGTTGAATTTGTTGAAGGAGATTGGAAAGGGAAGACTTATTTTGCCCAAAGAACTTTGGGTGAAAATAAGAGTGCAATTTCTGTTGGACAAACTGTGCAATGTATTGCAAGTATTGTTGAGCAGGAAGACGGCACAAAACGTCCGTTCTTTGAAATTAGCACAGGTCAAACTGTGACTGATGCAAGTGAAATACTTGCCTTGTTGGGATTCTAATATCCCAACACAAACACACACGGTAGTAATACTGTGTGTGTTTTTTTTAATTGTTCACAGTTCACTCAGTTCACTCAGTTCATATATTGTTTATGATGAGATAAATGACATTCTCTACACATCCATACAACATCTAAAGGTTTAGTATAATCTTTGTGATGTGCTTCTGTATTTATACTATTACATTTAATACAAGGTTGTTTGTTAATAACACCTCTTTTTAAATATGTATTAAGATATGATCTACAGTTTGCTTTAAGTCTTTGCTCATCAGATAACTCAGAATGTTTCTTTCTGTTGTTTTTCATATACTCATTGTGGCAGAAAAGACAATATCTATATTTGTTTACTCTATTATCTTCTAATAGATTATTACATTTAGAACATGTTTTCTTTTTTTCATCTTTTAATCTCTTTCTCATAATACAAATATATAACATATAATTGTATTTGTGGAACATTAATGTGATTTGTGGAACATTTGTTATTTTTTTTCATAACTCATTGATTATCAGTGGTTTATGTGTATGTTTGTATGTGGCAAACAACACACTCTCTCTTTCTTAATGTTATTAAATAGTTTACATTCCCAAAAAATTTTGCGGATGATATGGCTATAAGTCTACTAGAAGACTATAAACAGTGTTAGGTCTAGTGCGTTGTATATATACAGGTCACAAATAAAATTTAAAACAATGGAAAAATATTATGATTTATTAGGAGTACCTGCTCCTACACAAGAAACTATAACATCTAAAGGTAAGATTTTGCAATATTGCATTATTGGAACTGATGGATTTGTATATGGTGTATTTCCTACTAAAATATGTGCTTCATTAGCACTTAAAGGAATGTCTACTATGTTAGATGATCTTGTTATTAGTAAACAATATTAAATAACATCTTGCAAAATCTTCTAAGATAATTGGAGTTTACATAAAACCTATAAGTATTTAGGGTGTATGAATGCAAGTTGTTTGTTTTATGTCTATATAAAGACATTGTTAAATCCACCACTTTTATTCACATTAAAAACAAAAAACATGAATTTTACTCAATTATTCGGCAGTCTTAAATTTGATATGTATTGGTTTTTTAATTCAAAAACATATAATCCTGAAGAAGAAATAACTAGTATTTTTGACATAGATGATTATGATAAAGTTAAATTTGAAGTTGGTAAAACTTACACGTTTAATGTTGATGATCTATCTGTAAATGATGCTAGTGATGAAACTAAAAATGATTATGAACAATATATCAAAGATAAAAATCAAATCACCATCTTAATAAATTGGATGAAAATTGATGATTCTGATGAAGATGGTATAGACTGCAACGTAGGATTTTCTTTTATTTCACATTAAAAACAAAAAACATGAAACAAAACCTTTTACTTCTTGCACTATTCTTATTTATGATAGGAATGATGTACTCAATGATCACAAGAAACATCAATCTAATGATTGCTTGTGAATCATGCACCTTAATATCAATTGCCTTATTAGTTTACCTTTTAAAAACAAAACAATGAGAAAAAACAAAACAATGAGATATTCCAACATGAGATACCTTATAGAGTATCTTTCAATTGCTTTTCTTAGCTACTTAATCCTTACAGGAGTAGTTGCATTCATAGGTGATATAAACTACAGAGAACTTCTTTGTAGTACAGGTCAAGTATATGCAATTCTTTTGTGTTACATTTGGATTCCTATTGCACGTATGTGTGATATGGAAAAAAAGAATAGTAGAATTAAATAATCATTATGAGGGGGTGGTGTGAAACCATCCTCTCTTTATAAACTTTTAAAACAAAAAAAATAAAACAATGGAAACAAAATTAAAAATTGGAGACAGAGTAAGAATTACTAATGATGGTAGCATTTATAGCACTTATGAAGAAATGGCTGGCATAATGGGTCTTAGCAAATGGAAGAGTTGTGGTGCAGCAAATGGTATGACAGGTGTTATTGTGAGTATTAAAGAACATACTGGTTGTGATAATATACTAGCAGGAGTAGATTTAGGAGAATGTGAAATCATTATTAATCTTAAAGCATTAGAACTACTCAATGATATTCCAAAGAAATGGTGTATTCAAATGACAGAAGAGAATAAAGATATTCTTTATCCTTGGTGGAAAGAAAATATTGTAGGTTGGAATGGTTGTCCAATTCATGAAGGATATACATTACTATCAACACACCCTAGTGATTCTAGTATGTATTTTTGTAATGATTTAGATGGTTTTTTAGGAAGTCATCCAGAATATACACCCATTACATTAGAACAATTTAAATTAATTTCAAAAACAAAACCAGTGGACACAAACAAAACAATTAAAATCAGCCGCACTTTACTAAATGAGTATTATGAAGCAGCTACAGCATCTCAAAGAGAATTTATCAATGACAATTTTACAATAGATGGCACTACAACAGTAGCATCTATTATTGGACTACACAATATAGCTTGTGATGCGTGGAAACCAACAATCAAAGCTAATCATCCTGAATGTTTTCCTGTTACTAAATCAGCTATTGAATTAGCTGTAGACAAAACAGGTAATCCTAATTATTCAGGTTGTAATGTAAAGATTGAAGATGATCATATACTTGTTAAATTACCTACTGCTAACAAAGACTGGTCTTTTGCAGCATTTGAGTGGGTGATAAAATTCTGTAAAAAAAATCCAAGATCTTATCCTGTTCACCGTAATGAACACAACACCACTGATTATCTTTACATTCAATGGAATGATTAGATGATACTAAGTCAGGTAGCGTAATTGGTAACGCCTTTGATTGTATCAAAGAGATGCAGGTTCGAATCCTTGTCCTGACTAAATGGATAGATAATTGTAAACCTGTCATTAATTTGACAGGTTTACCATCTGTCCTGATTTGGTACAATTTTTGATATATAATGTTAAAAATAAATTATGAAACATCAAGGAGATTCTGCTGAATTAAGATTTATGTTATTAAATCATGAATTAGGTTATATTGTATCAAAACCTTTTGGGGATAATGCTAAATATGATTTAATTGTAGATACAAAAACTAATCTTGAAAGAGTGCAAATTAAATCTACATCAAGAAAAGAAACTTCTTCTGGTATGGATTGTTATAATTGTCTTGTTTGTTCTGGTAGTGATTCAAAATATCAGTATACAGAAAAAGATATTGATTATGTAGCAATTTATGTTATACCAGAAAATGCTTGGTATAAAATACCAGTAAAAGAAATTAAAGGTAAGACTGTAAAACTATATCCTCATAGGAAATCACAAAGAAATACTTATGAGAAATATAAAATATAATCCTGTCCTGACTACAAAACATTATAAACAATTTAAATTAACAATTAAAAACAAAACAATGAAAAAACAAAAGTTTTCAATCAAAAACTTGCTATTTAAATCAGCAAGAGAATTTCAATCTTGGTTTGCTTACATCACCAAGAAATTTAGAGATATGACTATCATGTCATGTCAAAATGTAGGAAAAAGCATTATGTATAAAGTTAAATATAGTATTTAAGATTTTGTTTTTGTTTTAAAATGTGAGAGAGAGAAAAAGGGGAGGAGATAGCATCAAATCCCTTTTTTTAATTACATTATATAACAATACAATAAAAAGTTTCACAATAAAAAGTTTCACAATTAAAAATTAAAAAAAATGAAAACAACAGCAAAAACAGCAAAAAAAACAGCAAAAACAACAACAATAGAGGTAGAAACACCAAAGCAAATTGTTAAAAAAGTTAGACAAGTAAATTTATTAAATCTTAAAGTGATGCCTAAAGATGGTAAAGGATTTGATTTTCTTGTTGCTTTGAATAGAAGAATTATTCCAGCACAAGTTACAGCTCTTGCAAAAAGTATTAATAGAATGGGTGTTATTAGACCTATTGTAGTAGCTAACTTTACTTATTTAGGTAAAGAAGGAACATACATTATAGATGGTCAACATTTGTATCACGCACTTTTACGTAATAATTTGGATTTTCCATATGTAGAAATCACAATAAATAATGATGCAGATCTTGTAGAAGTGATAGCATTGTTAAATAGTTCTAGTAAATCTTGGACTTTGTTAGATTATATTCAAGCTTGGACTTATATTGTTCCTGATTATAAAATACTAATGAATCATTTTAATACTTATGATCTTGAAATTCAACAACTTTCAAGTATTTTACACCGTGGTGCTGTTAGTCATCATAATGGTGAAAATATGAGTAAAATAATTAAAACAGGTTTATTTAATGTTTTAAATGAAAAACAAGCAATAATTACACTTGATTACATCACTGATGTTCTTAAAATTATTCCACGTATGGATAGAATGAGTAATAAATTGTTTGTTTCAGCTTATGTTGATTATTTAAATTCTAAAAAGGATTATGATCATGTTAAATTTTGTGCAGTTCTTAAAAAACATGCTCCACAACTGAAGTTTGTTACAATAGATAAAGATACACTTGCAGATTTTCTCAAGCGTATGAATTAATAATCATAAAAAGAGGGAGAATATACACATTCTTCCTCTTTTTTACAAATATTATAAAAATAAAAAATTATGAAAAATATACACATTATACCAACAGATAAACCAAGTAGGTTACATTTAGGAAATTCAGGTTTAGTTTTATGTGACTTGAATTTTGGTAAAAATACTATTAGTAGTCAAAACATCTACATCACTTCTGATGAAGAAATTAAAGAAGGAGATAAAGATTTTTACATTATAGCAAATGATAGAGATAAAACTTGGATTAATCATATTGACAAAGTTATAGAATGTAAAATAGACCCTAAAAATGGTAAAGTTTTAATTTTATCTTCGGGTTTTATTTATATAGATGAAGGATGTAAAATCATTCTAACAACAGACCAAGACTTAATTGAAGATGGTGTTCAGAGTATTGATGATGAGTTTTTAGAATGGTTTGTTAATAATCCAAGTTGTGAGGAAGTTGAGGTTGAAGAAGAACAGATTAATAATAAACCTGGAAGTAGTTATAGTACAATAACAATTTATAAGTACAAACCAATCATTCCACAAGAAGAAGCTAAACAAAGAGCCAAAAACTATATGTCTTTGAAGGGTGCATTAGATCCTAAACAGATTAAGTGTTATTGTGGTCATACAAGCTATTGTGATTGTAGTCCATTAGAAGAACCTAAACAAGAAACACTTGAAGAAGCTGCCATAAATTTTTATAGAGAATTTCCTTCAAATCCTTTAGATAAACCTGAATGGCATTATAATAGAGATGTTGATTGCTTTAAAAAAAGAAAAGCATTTATCAATGGTGCTAAATACATGGCTGAAAGAATGTATAGTGAGGAAGAAGTCAAAGAAATAATTAAACTCTCTTGTGAAGAAGGTATGTTTATACAAAGAACTATAAATGATAAAGTTAACATCCCATATACCAGAATAAAAGACTTTACAATTAAAATGTTTGAACAATTTAAAAAGAAATAATATGAAGCAAAAGTTTTTAAAGTATTATCCCTTTTGGTTAGGTATAATAGTATTAGTTAGTATCAATGGTTATTCTATTATGAGAGAATGCCCTTCTGTACCAATGATGTTTATGTTTCTTATAGGATGGTTTAGATTCACTAAAATACATTAATATTGTTTAAACAATTTAAAAAGAAATAATATGAAAGAAACACTTGAAGAAGCTGCTGAAAATTATACAAAAGATGGCACTAAACATTTTATGGAAAAAACTAATGTTGAATTAGGTTTTATAACAGGTGCTAAATGGCAAATAGAAAGAATGTATAGTGAGGAAGAAGTGTTAGAAATATTAGAGCACCATACTAAATATTTAGAAACTTTCATATATCAATATATTGATAAAAATGATATGGAAGAAAACAAAATCTGGTTTGAACAATTCAAAAAGAAATAATATGAATAATAATTTAGAATTTGAAAATGAAGACCCATCTCCTGATAGTATAGAAGATAATCATCCAAGAACTAATTATGGTGAAGGTTATTATGAAAAAGCTAAACAAGAAACTACTCTTGAAGATTTTCCTGTATATAATTTTATGTTTATTGAGCCTACTAACAAAAAACAACAAAAAGAGTTAGAATTTAATAGGCTTAGATTGGGTATTAAAAACAAAGAAGAAGATTTTGTTTTAAAATGCTTACTCAGTTTTGACTGGAGAAGAGAAGTAATTCTTTATGAAGTTGAAAAAGTATCTTTTACAGGTAATATGATAGATTTTAGAGTTAGAGTAAAAACTCCTCATAAAACAGTAGATTATTGTTGTTCTAATCCTTTTAAGGAAACAGGTTGGAGCTTAGAAAGACCTGATTTTAATAGTAGAGCTTGGGAAGTATGGTCACAATTAAATAGGTACATAAAAAGATAGATATGAATAAACAAGAAACACTCAGTACTTATTTACAAGTGTGTAAAGAATGTGGTTCAGAAGAAGTTGCTAGATGTAAATGGGTTAATGTAAATACAGAAGAAATTTATTCTGCTGATTCAGGTACTACTTTAGAATGGTGCTTTGATTGTAAAAGTGAAACTAATGTTATAGATAAAGAAGATTATGAATAAAAAAGAATTAGAAGAAGCTGCTGAAATATATGTTTGGGGTGGAATATATTTAAGTGAAGCAGAAAAACAACAAACAGAAATTGCTTTTATAGCAGGTGCTAAATGGCAAGCTGAAAGAATGTATAGTGAGGCTATTGAGTTTGCTGAATGGATTAGAATCAAAGATTTTCAAACTGCATCTAAAGATAATTGGATTGGTTTAGATATGAAATACTATACAACAAAAGAATTATTTGAACAATTTAAAAAGAAATAATATGAATATAAATCAAGAATTAGTAGAAAAACTTAGGAACGGAGAAATAATGGTAATAAACAATGGTAGCCTTGAAGACTTACATAATGTACTTAATGCTGCAAGTGAAGAACATATTGAGACAAGAGGGCATTCTAAATATTATGGATTTGAAGAAGGTGTATGGTATGGTGATAATAGAACAATTTTACCAACAGTTAATATCTCCTCATTCTTCCTACCAACCCCCGAAGATGATACCCGTTGAAGAGTTGGAGTTATTAATAAGTCAAGAAAAGTATACAGATGGCTTAGATGAAGTGGTATTCGTTGCAGATTTACAAACCCTTATAAACAAATACAAATGAATATAAAACAATGGTTATCAGATGTTTTCTATGATGAAAATGGCGCAAACATTTGGAATAGGGAAAGTGATGGCGATGATCAGTTGGTTGCATGTGTTAGAGGGTGGGGTAGGATTCAGAATGAGTTTAAGACAGAAACAGAAGCAGCTGATTTTCAAGATGAAGTTGGTAGATTTATAACAGAAGCAATTATAGAAAAAATAAAAAGAGATTATGAGTAAACAAACAGCAGTTGAATTTTTTTAGTGAACTTGAAAGAATGCAATACTTTATTGGTAATGATATGTTAGAAGCATATAAAGAAGCCAAACAAATGGAGAAGGAACAGATAGATGGAGCATATAGTGATGGTTGGATGTCTTGTGAAAGATGGTTTGAAGATAAAGAGTTCTATCAACATTAGCACTATTGATGCAGTAAAGATTATTAAACTATTAAAATAAATAAAATAAATAACAATTAAAAAAAAACAAGTATGAAGCAAAAAAATCACAGACAGAATTTTTGTGGACTTAATAGTCGCAGAATTGTAGCATTAAATAATCTACAAGAAACATTTCACCTTCAACATAAAAACACCAAAAATGGTGCTGTTGAATTAACTGATGTAGATAAAAAAAGAATTCAAAAAGAAATTGATATTCTTCAATCCAAAATTGTGTCTAATGAAGTTGCACAATCAACAAGACACAAAAGACAGAAAAAATAATTGTTTAGTCTTCAACAAAGAAAAAAAAGAAGCAAAAAAAAGAAAATATATTTACTGAGTACTGTTGTGTTTTTAAATACAATTTAAAGTTACCCATTAAAAATTACATTACAATCATATATAAACCCCAATAACAATATGTTAACTATTAATTTTAACCATTCAGCAAAAAACCTAAGTAATTCATTAGGAATGAGTAAAGATGACTTAATTTATGCTAAACTAGCATTAATGTTCAGTAGTTTGAGTCCTAAGATATTAGCTACACAACTATTTGATAATCAAGATGAAGCACCTCACAGTATGACAACATTAAGTGGATGTTTAGAAACTTTAATGCCATTGATGAAAACTGATGAAATGACAGTTTTTTCTTTATTATATTTTAATGAAATCACTGAGAATCTTCTTGGTGCATATGCATATATAAATGATAAAGAAAAAGTAGATGAACTTTTAACTAAAGAGAATGGTGAAGAAGAAAATGAAATGATTAAAGCACTTAAGAAACTTGCTTTAGAAGTTAAACTCACTCCTATCAGAATGTTATCAGAATATGTAAGAGATGCTAACGGAGATTTTGATAAATTTTACAATGATATCAAAGTAAAAGTGTTGGATAATCCAGATAATGCAGATTTAGACAAATTGTTTAATGCTGATGAAGACTAAATAATAAATATTAATGGAGGTAAATGCATCCCCAACCTTTAAAACAGGCAGAATAATAAACCCTTAATGTTTATATTATTAACAATTTAAACTAAAAAAATGAAAAATTTAAAATTTATTTACCAATTAGCATTAATAACTTTAGCTATTACTTTTGGTTTATCTGCATATCATGTAGAAATGTCTCCAAATACCACTGCAATAACAAAAATTATATGTGTTATAATTAGTAGTTTATTACTAATTATACCAGCAGGAATTGGTTATTGGACTATGATTGATAATTTAAAAAAAGATTAAACTAAAAAAATGAAGACAAGCTGGTTTCAAAATGGTAATGAGTACCATTATGGTGAAGTTAGTAGCCAAATTGATGTTTTACCTGTAGGTATATATAACATCAAAACACAACCTATGACAGGAAAAATATACTTATGTAAAGTGGATGAAGATTTTAAATTTAATCATAAAATTTATGGACTGGAAAAAGATTTTGTACAACGTGTTAAAACCACTTATAATTCCGTAAAAGATAATTTAGGAATATTATTAAATGGAGTAAAAGGAAGTGGTAAGAGTGTGTCAGCTAAATTAATATGCAACACTCTTAATCTTCCTGTTATTGTAGTTGATGGTAAGTATGATTATCTTCCAACATTTATATCTGAATTACAACAAAATGTTGTGATATTTATAGATGAGTATGAAAAAATATACAAAGAAGATGGTGATGTTCTCACTGTTATGGATGGTATATTTAAAACAGCTTATAAGCATGTGTTTCTATTAACTACTAATGATTTATTTATTAATAGAAATATGTTACAACGTCCAGGTAGAATTCGTTATGTAAAAACATATGAAGATTTAACTTCTGATGTTGTAGAAGAAATAATTGATGATATGTTAGTTAATACATCTCATAAAGAAGATTGTATTCAGTCTATTTCTAATTTAGCAATTATTACTGTGGATTTAGTTAAGTCTATTATACAAGAAGTAAATATCCATGATGAAGCACCAAGCAAATTTATAGATTTCTTTAATGTTAAAAGTTCATATGGTGATTATTCAAATACTAATCCAACAGATTTAGTTTTAGTTAAAGATGGTGTTATTACTAAAGAACTATTTGCAGAAAATATAAATTTAGAAACTTTTAAAGATCTTAGAGAAGGTAATCATATTTATCATAATCAAGAATATGTTGGAAAAATAGTTCAAAAATATCCTAACAACATGCTTAAGATAGGAGTAGGATATAATAAAGTTAATAAAAAATCTGAAAAGGGTAATGATTATATAGAAAAGATTTCTAGTCTTGATGATTATGAAGAAAATATTACTGTAATAGATGGTGTTTCTTATTATACCACTCAATCTAGTAATCCTGATTTAAAAGTATATGTTATGGTGCAGATGAGACCTGTTGCTATTACACATTTGAATTATAGACAAAATTTATTATGTTAAATTAAAATCAAAAAAAATTAAAAAAATGTCAAAAACTAAAACAACAACACAAGATGTTGCAACATTAACAGCAGCACAATTAGAACAATCTGGAATTAAAAGCAGTATTAATCAAAATGATATTGTAGAAATTATATCTACAGAAGCATATGATAGAATTATGCAATCTATAGAATCAGTACCTAACTTTGATTTAGATGCTTATCAAGATTATTCTAAAATAGATGCTCAGTTTATGAAAAAAATAAAAGCATCAAAACATTATAATGAATCATTAGGTGTAGAAAATAATACTATTTATCATAGTTTTAATGGTATTGTTGATAGCATAAAATTAGATGTTAAAGATATTCATGTTGAAGAAGGCACAAATGATAAAATAAAAATATCTCTTAGAAATAGTATTAAAATATTAGCTCTTTCAGGTAATCTTAGATTAACTATTAGTGGTACAATACAGGATATATCAGAAGTTAATGGTGAATTTAATGTTCATGTAAATAGTCGTACAATTCAATTCATTGATACTTATTCTTATAAAACATCTAAATCTAAAGAACAGATTTTATCTGATATTGAAAAACACAATCAAAGAGTGATGGATTTTTATAATAACATTCCTGTATCTGAAAAACGTAATGCTTATGGTGATCTATCTAAAGTTATTAGTTATGATGCTATAGCTAAACAAGCACGTGTACATGTTAATAAAAATATTATTAAAAATCAAGCACCTGAAGTGGTAGAACAACTTAACAAATTGTTTAATATAAATCTATAATATAAATGTTTGACTTATTTATTCAAAGAATAGTGCCAAGTATTAGAAAAAAGTTGAGTTTCTTAGAAGAAGAAAATAAAAAATTAAAAAATAAACTTCAAGAAAAACAAGAAATAATCAATAAAACTAATGCTTATTGGAAGAAAAAGTTTTACGGACACAAATCATAGCTCTATTATCCAGTTTATTATATAAGATGAGTGTGTTAATCTCTAGTTAATTGTATATTTACACTATACAACCAAAATGATTTACCAATTATCAACTGGAAAAGTAATAGAAATATCATTAGAGCAGTTTCTTGAAATGACTGATGATGATATTGAATATTTAGTAGCATATAATGTAGGAGAAAATATAAATAATCCATTTTTTAAATCATCTTTTCAAAATAAAGTGACTATAGAAGTGGATGATGATATAACTCCTGATTTATTAGAAACTGATAGTGTTCAAAAACTAAGTGACCTTGATTTAGATAGGTCTATGTTAGATGACTAACAAAAAAAATGTAAAGTGTAAAGGGTGGATGTAATGTCCACCCTTTTTTTATTAATTAAATCTTAAAAATTAAAAACATGATAAACAATCAAAAAGTAACAGTGGTAGCAGATGACCTAGGAAATGTCATCACACAATCTTTAAATCCAGAAATTGGATATATAAGGATTGAACAACATCTTAGAACAATTGGTCTTAACAATTGGGTTAAGAATGAGAAAAGATCAGCATTAATCTTTGGAAAAATTGAAGATTTGCAAAACTTTGATTTTAAAGCTAATCAAGAATTAGATGGTAGAATTATTGTAGAAGAATCATTACAACCATTTGATCCTGCAAAAGCAGAACGTGAAATGAAAATGGCAGGATCTACAGGTGTTTATTGCCGTGTAGATGATCAACCCATCTACCGTAGAACACGTTATAGTACAAGCAGTCTTGATCAAGATACATTGATTCATCACACTAATACAGATGAAATCAGAGAAGCATTAGCTCTTGTAAAAGATCTTATGACTAATACAGCTCCATCTGAAACTGTAACATTCTAATCTAGTTAGACACACCCAAAAACTTACAAGGAGTCTCATTTAATATGAGGCTCTTTGTATTTTATTAACAAAATTATATATATTATTTATTAACTTTAAATTTATTTAAACTATGCAAACAAACAAAGTAGTAACAGCAATACCTAATGGAATCTGTGTAAATTATACAGACACTAAAAAACATTTCTTTATTCATTATGAAAAAAAAGAAATGTCAAATCAAATTGAAAAGAATTTTTCTTCAAAAAACTATCAGGATGAAGCTGTAAACTTAAATCCAACACAAATTAAAATGTATAGACTTGCATTATATGGTGTGGAAGCTCTTAGTGATAAAGAATTAAAAAACATATCATATAGAGAAAAATTGAATATTAGGCATAAACATGAAATTACACAAAAACTTATTAACCGTTGGAAACAACAAATAACTCAGCTCAAAGTAAATGGTTTACTATCTAAGTTATTTCCTAATTCTAAATTAATATCTAGCATAAGTAGCAATTCTGATTATTATTGTGATGGATTGCTAAACTATAGTAGTTTTAAAGATTTAGGAATAAGTCATCAAAATGTCATTGATAAAATGATAGAATTAACTTGTCTTCCAAACAATTTTTACCAACTAAAATAAACAACATGTATCATATAGTTTACAAAGCCACTCAACCAGAATTACCTACAGGAATAACAATACCTGCTGAAAATGCAATTGATGCATTAAACATATTTTTTGTCACTCATCCTAATGCACAATTTATTATTATGTATAAAGTTAATAGTTGTAACGGTGGTTTAGAATGGTAGTAAAAAAGAAAATATGTAATGGTTGTAAAGAGGAAAAACTAATATACAAGTGTATAGATGGTAAGAAATACTGTAAATATTGCACTTATATATTAATTCCTCCAAAACAAACTGTTACAAAAACTTTTATCAATAGGGTTAGTGATAAAAAAAAGCAAAAAGATATTGAGTATTCTAAGTTGAGGAAACTCTATTTAGAATCTCATCCTTTTTGTGAAGCTAAATTACCTGGAATATGCACAGCAGAAGCAACTGACATTCATCATCTTTATTCTGGTAAAAACAGAAGTAAATATTATTTACAAGTTGATACATATAAAGCAGTTTGTAGAAATTGTCATAACTATATTCATGATCATTTGTCAATAGAAGATGCTATAGAAATGGGATTAAAACTTATAGAATAATTTTGTAGTATGTAGTATTTGTCATATATTATGTTGTACAGTAAATTATATGACATTATGAACAAACAATTTTATCTTTATACTCATACAAGACCAGATACTAATAATGTATTTTATGTAGGTATTGGTTCAGATATTCCAGGTAGATATTCTAGAGCATATGAATTTGGACCTGGTAAAAGAAACTCTATATGGAACAAAATTTGGCTTAAAAATAAAAAACAAATTATAGTAGATATCATAAAAATTTATGATAATCAAGATGAATGTATGCAAGCTGAAATAAATTTAATTAAAAAGTATGGTAGAATATGTCATAATACAGGTTTATTAGCTAATATATCTTCTGGTGGTGAATATAAAAATGGAGATCCTAAAAAAATTATTCAGTATGATTTAGAAGGTAATTTTATGCATATTTGGAATAGTGTATCAGAAACTACATATATATTAAAAATTAATGATAAAAATATATATGCTAATTTAAATGGAGAATCTATTAAAGCTGGTAATTATGTTTGGAAGTGGTATACAGAAGACTATTTACAAAAAATTACAGTAAATCTTTATAATAAACGTAAGCATTTTGTATATCAATATGATAAACAATGTAATTGTATAAATACTTATGAATCTGTTATTAAGGCTAGTAATATTACAAATATAGATACTACTTCTATTTATAAAGTAGCAAACAAGCAAAGAAAAACAGCTGGAGGTTATATATGGTCTTATGATGATATTTGTAATTTTTATCATAAAAATCAAATAGCTCAATATTCTTTAGATGGTACTTTGATAAAAGTGTATGACAATTTACAAACAGTTGTAAAAGATTTAAAATTATCTAGTAGAACAGCTATTAAAAATTGCTTTGTTGGTAAACAAAAACAAGCATATGGATATATATGGAAAAAATACCCATCAGAAGCAAAAGAATTAGAATTATCAAAAAATAGATTAACATGAGAAAAATAAAACCATCAGAAGAAACAAAAAAAATAATAGCTGAAAACTATTACACTACACCATTATACAAATTAGCAGAACAACTTAAAATCAATTCAAGAACCATCACTGTTATAGCAGATGAAATGAATTTAAGAGAAGAAACTGAGAATTCTTTAAATGTATGTAATGGAAAAATCTTTAATGTAGATGAATTAGATTGTTGGATAACAGGACTAAAAACTAAAAAATGAAAAAAATCATAACTAATATCAAGTGGGAAATAATATGTTTTAAAACTAGAATTAAAAATCTAATCCGTTGGTTTCCAATTATATGGAAAGATAGAGATTATGGTGATTATTATATTTTAGAGATATTAAAATTTAAACTATCAAATCAAGCAGAATATATTAGTAAAAGTTATGAACATACAAAAGCACAATATGATGCATCTAGAATAAGATTGTGTATAAGACTTATAGAAAAAATTCAATCAGAATATTATCAATTAGAATATATGAATTATTTTAAAGATAGATTTGAATTTAGAGATAGTCCAGATCATCCTGATTGTAAAGTGATGCATATAACAGATATTTCTAATAATTTTGAAGAATATGTTGTTAAACATTATTCAACTTATAAAAGAGTTATTAAAAAAAATCATTGTAAAAATAGTAAATCCACAGCACTAAAGATGTCTTATGAAGTACATCAAAAAGCAAAAAGAATATTATTTGAATTATTAAACATTCATCTTGAATCTTGGTGGGATTAAATAACTTGTCATATAATTAACAAAAACAAATATAATAAAATAGACATAAAATAGACATACAATAATATATGTATTTACTATTACAATAATGCAAATAATGGTCTTTAAAAGAAACTAAATTAAAAAAAGTATAGTAATATTTGATATAATGAGTAATATAATATACTTTTGTGTAATGAAAACAAATTTAATTTATGGTCTTAGAGACCCAAGAAATGATGTATACAAATATATTGGTAAAACTACAATAGGTCATGAAAGACCTTTGCAACATTTATTAAAATCTCATAACCAACTTGTTAATGAATGGGTAAAAGAGCTTTCAAAATTAGGAACAGCTCCTTATATAGATATTATTGAAGAAGATATTTTATTAAATCAATTAGCAGAAAAAGAAAAGTATTACATAACTTATTATTCAGAGTTATATGGCGAACTATTTAATGGCGGTGAACATGTAAAAGAATGTATAAGTAAACCATCTATATTAGATTATAAACATATTGATAATGCTCTATTAACTTTATTAAACCCAGGAGAAGTTTTTAAAATGTTAAAAATTTCCACAGGTTTTTCTCATGAAACAATAGGTCACATGCTTAATGTAAGTAGAAAAACAGCCTATAGATTAAAAGAAGGAGAAACTAATATTACATTAGATACTGTAATTAGAATGATATTCTTTGTAAAAAATGATATACAAGAATTATTTAAATTTTATATGGATAATTCTAATGAATTTTTAGGTGATTATCCTGATACATTTGAGCAGTTTATAACTAGATGTAATTGTGATGAAAAGTTTATAAAAACATGGTGTGACAAATTTTATAGAAATAAAGCTTTTATAAACAAAATAGTTTATAATAAAAGAGCTAAAAAAAGATTAACTAAAGCATTATAATAAAAATAAGGTGTTTTTAACATTATATGACACATTATAAATATCTAATAGATTAACTAAAAACATAATAAACACTAATAAATAGCTAATATAATAGCTAAAATCACAATTTAAAAAATAATTATGACATACATTAAAGTAACATATCTTGCTTGTGATTATGAAGATAGATTTCCAATCATATCAGCTGATTCATTTGATAATTTAAAATTAGCACTAGATGACTATTGTGGTGCTGATGAAAGAAATACAGGTAGATGTTTAGGATTTACTCCACATAATACAAAGTATCCAAATGATTATGAAGGTTATTATGAATATGAATGTTGTAAAAATGGTGATGATTGGAATGGTGAAACATATAAAGACAAGTTTAGAGTGTATTGTGTTGAATTTTATCCAGAAACTAAATATGATGTAGCTGAAAAAACAATTTAAAAAGAAATAATATGAAACAAACAG